GTACAGGAGTGCCAGGTTTAAATAATACCCGATAATAATCATTAGCAGGATCAAAATCATCAAAATATGGTGATACGTTTAAATTCGTTAACTGGGGCATGATTTCTTAGAACTGCAAGATTATTTTAATGTCTTCCTTCTGAGTGGAGGATCTTGTGATAGATGGTCTATTATCAACATAAATGATATTTCCTGAATACTTTTTAACTTCAGGATTTCCAATTCCATTTGTAAACTCTTGACCTAAGTAATAGGTTCTATTATTTATTACGGTAGATACACCTGTAAAGGAAGTATCAATTGACAAATTAGAACCACTGGAAGGAACAATAGTTAAAGAACCTCCAGTATCTGGAGAAGAAGTAAATGCATTTAAGTTAAACCCATATGTAGGTTCTGTAACAGCAGTACCTACAGTATTAAATCCAGCAAGTGCTTTGTCCTGCCAATATTTAAGAACACCAGTAGTTTGGTCGTAACTTACCACTCTTCCTGCAGCAGTAGTTCCTGTTGCAATGGTCTGAGTAACATAAGAATCAGCAGTAAAAGTTGCACTACTATAACCAGCACCCGCTAATCTTAAAGCACTACACGCAGTTGCTTTATCTGCAGATAATAGAGATGTACTATCAAATGCTTGAGGATTACATACAAGACCAACTCTTGCAATTTGGTTTCCTGTTACAAAATCAGGATTCTCATTATCATTTTCAATTCTAGAATATAAAAGAACATTATATGCACCAAGTTCTCTATAGATGTTTGCTCCATGACCACCTGGAGGAGATATAATAACATCCAATACTGGTCTTGTAGTTCCTGTAGGAACACCTCCTGCAACTAAATCTACACTACCATAAGTATAACCAGAACCTTGAGAAGATACTGTAACATCAGAAACTTGAGATGAAGAATCTATTGTGATGGTGCATTCTGCTCCAGATCCATTTCCTTTAATAGGAACCTTTGTATATACAGCATCTGCAGTACCTATACCCACACCTCTATTACTAATGGTCACCACCTTAATAGATCCATCAACGGCATTAGCTCTCACTGCAGAATTCTCAGTGCTTGTTTCCCAATCTGATGGAACAGGAATATAATCAGTTGATTCAAATTTTACAATATCACCAGGTTTAATAGTGTAAAGATATTTCCACAAATAACCATCACCACTAGTACCTGCACTACGAGGTTCTAAATCAGTAAAAGTTGGTTCATCTAAAGAAGGTTTACCATTAGGATTATCGGGATCAGTACCATTCTCAAGACATTCATATACTCTATAATCACTATTCACTACAAAATAAGTAGCAGCATATAAATTAGTAGCACCAGAAACAGCAGCAGTATTTGTTCTACTATAATCATTACGATACATATCGTATGTGGTTCCTGAAGTCCACTTTCTACGAGGAACTACTCTTCTAACGTCAGAAGAATTAATCTTCTTTAGTGCAACCATAGTATCCCAATAACTATCCTCCTCTTCAAAATTATCCTTTGGAGAAGGGGGATCACTATCCCAATCAGATTGTACATCAGTAGGATTAGGTAATCCAATAAAAGAATAATATGCGTTAGCAGTAGAAGTTACACCAGCAACAAAATTCTTTGCATTTAATATTCTAATCTGATCAGTTATAATTGCGGCCATTTTGATAGAATTTTTTTAGTTATTTATTAAGGATTGATAGACTATATATCCTTATACTCTTTGAATTTAAGAGGAGCATTTCTTTCTACAATTGTAGATGTAGTAATTCCACCAACTCCCCCTTCAGTATATGCAGTATAAGAATTTAATCCTGCTCTTGAAGTTAAATCAATTCTTCCCCAACTATATGTACCATAGTAGTTAGAAGTTTCAATTCCTGTACCTCCCCATGAGAAGTCACTGGTAATTGTGGCAAACACTCTAGCACAGTAAGTCGTTCCTATACCCACACCTGAACTATTAACAGAGGAAGGTCTATTAACAATTTCATATGTATTTACAGAATATACATTATCTATAAAGGATGTTCCTATTCCTACCGTATTAGAACCAGAATCAACAGATGTAATTGAAGTGCTTGCATTACCTACATTAGATCCCCTAACAACAAATATATCATTAGTTCCAATTCCACTAATTGTAACAGCAGTTCCTGTAATAGCACCTTCTCTTAAGAATGAATCTTGAGGGATATAGAAATCAAAGATCATTTGATCCTTAGAACTAATAGTAGTAGTTCCAAATCCAACGATAACTCCCTGATCTCCACTATAAGAACCTACTTGATTAATTTCTTCAATAAATGTAGGTGGACTAATAAGAACAGAAGGTACGTTGGTATGAGTATATCCAACACCAGGACTTGTAATAGCAATACCAGTCACAGTTCCTGCAGCACTAATAGTTACATTACCAAATGCCTGTGTAGTAGTACCAACACCTACGGTAGAAGCAAAACTTACTGTAGCAGTAGTATAACCTACCCCACCATCTGTAATATCAACGGAAGAAATAGTACCTGCAGCAGATACAATTGCAGTTCCTGCAGCACCAACCTTTACTCCTTGATTAAGGAATTTGACTTTATTTTGGAAAGCAAGGTCAGTAGTATCTTGCCTTTCATTTTGTGGATTAAATAAAGGTCTTAATTGATCCACATAAATCGTAGTTGATCCAATACCAACAGTCTTAGTAATATATCCAAATGGAGCGATTTGAGGTTCATACAACTCTCTATCCTTTCCTATTGGTTTTTCATTAATAATCTTATCTTCTGTTTGGCGACACCATACTACAGGTCTTTCAAAGGTCTCATCAGCAGTATTACCTGGACCATAATATGCATTAGTACTAACAATATCAGTAGAATCAACACTAAGAACAATTCTCTTATCTTCTTGTAAATACCAATCTTGAGGGTAATTACTTTCGATAGTCAAATTATCACCAGTCTTAACTGTTTCAATAATTTCTCTAGCAACAACGTCTTGAGCACCACTTCCCTTATAGAAGATTACTTTAGATTTATCACCTACCTTAGGAGCCTCAGTAAAGCTAACTACGCTACCTCCATTAAAAGTATATGCCTTTCCAGGAACTTGTAGTATATCATTAATCCAAATAAGAATAACATCTTGAACATTAATCTGAGATCCCTTAGCAGATCTAATAGAAATTAAATCACCATTATCACTTAATTGGAAAGTTTTAGTGGAACCGTCAAAATCATCATCCCAATTATCAAGCATATCAAGAAGACCAATTGACCACCCTGTAAATTCATCACTAAAGGTTTCATTGATATCAAGTAAGAATTCTTTATAACCTGAAGTTGTTGGAATTCCTGTTGTACCTCCTATAGGTACAGTTAAACTTTCTCCATCTCCATAAGCATATCCAGTCTCATCCACTCTAAAGGAAACAATACTAGATCCTTGCCCTACTACAACATCAATAGTTGCAGCAGTTCCAATTCCAGAAGAATTAGATGCGTATTCTAAAGCAAGATTTGAATAAGACTCAGGATCATCAAATATAACATCTAATGGTTTTTCTAAAGTTCCACCTCTATTGTAATAATGAGCTAGAGTGGATATACCAGTATTTGTAATAAATGTCTTACTATCAATAACATCCAATACAGTAGCAGTGTTTGCTGCAGGATCAGTCTTACTTGCAGAATTGTTATTTGCTCTAGGAGCAATAATTGCTGCTTGTACAGATCCTAATCCAACATAGAAAGATTCAACAGTAGATATACCAATATTAACTTCAAATTCAGTAGTGCTATTTACAGCAGTAACTGGAGTTCCGCCATAAGTAGGATCTGGTTTTCTAGGATAACGATGGGTAGTTGAATTACCATCCTTAGCACATGTAAAGGTTAAAGATTCAGTTGCTATCTTAATATTAGTACCAGTCTTTAAAGTATGCTCCCCAATTGTCATAGTCATAATACCAGTTGTGGCATTATAATCAGCATCAGTTACACTATACTTAACAATAGTTGAGACACCAACATTAATACTAATAGTATCTGCAGTGGTTGTAGTAATTCCTAAAGCAGTACTAAATCCTGGATCAGTAGATCTTGGATAGGTATGCAATGAAGCATAATCATCCATTGCACATCTAAAGGTTAAACTATCATTTGCTAATCTAATGCTCGTAGATGTAGTTAATGAATGAGAACCAATAGTAAGTGTAGCAATTCCACTGTTAGCGTCATAAGTCGCACCAGATACATCAAAGTACACTAGTGGAGATGCACCAACATTTACAGTAAATGTAGTATCGGTGGTTGCAGTAATCGCAGTATTACCAATACTAATAATAGGATCAGTGGATCTTGGATAAGTCTTCTGACTTGAGTTATTATCCATAGAACAAGTGAAGATTAAAGCACTTGTTCCAATACCTACCAAATTGTCAGTAGTGTAAGTATGTCCAGTTCCTACAGTTAATACTAATTCACCAGTCGAGGCAGTATAGGATGCATCGGTAACAACTGTTGATCCAATTCCTGCAATGGTAATAGTACCAACACCCACACTTACAAAGGTGTGTTCATAGTCACCACCACTAATAACTGCACTGCTTGCAGCACTTACAAATTGATGATTATAATCACCACCAACAATTACAGCACTTGTCCCAACACCTACAAAACTATGGGTATATTGATCGGCAGGACCACCATAACCAACGTCCACTGTAATAGTCGTAGAAGCGGTTCCAGCGATTGCAACGGAGGTGTCATATGCTAAGTCATGTCCACGAGGGTAATAGTGAGTAGAAGTACCTCCATCCAATCCACAAGTAAATGCTAATCCAGTAAATATTACAACACTAGTTTTACCACTGGTTTTATATCCATGAGCAGTAGGAGTTGTAACAGTCATAATACCCGTGACTGAATTATATGCTGCTGTGGTGATTCCTAAACGAGGTGAATAATCGCAAGTAAAGGCAATACCAGAAAGACTTACTTCATTACCTAATGCTAATCCATGAGAGGTTGCCGTGGTAACTGTAGTAACTCCTGTCATAGAGTTATATCCTACATTAGCAATAGTCCTTGGTTTATAGAATACATGAGGATTAGTTACTGCAGTTCCTGTAATATGACCATCTTTAATAATAGCAGTACCAATTGCAACAATATCTGTTCCTGTTAAACTTTCTTGCTGAATAGAAACATTAACTGTTTGAATTCCTGATCTATATCCAGAACCTGTATTACCAATACTAATAGAACTAATAGTTCCTGAAGTACCTACAATTGCCGTTCCACCTGC